GAATTTGTGTTTACAAGTACTTTCCATTGCTTGTTGATAGTTTAGTTTTTGCTTATTTTTTCTTTTAAATCATTTCCATTAATTTCTATCGTTTTTTTAAATCGTATTCATCTTCGTATTCACTTTTGCCCGTATAGTTGAGAAGGTTGCAATTTAATTCTAATAGTTTACAAAAGGATCAGTGAGTAATTTCACTGTTTTTATTTTTGACAATAATTCTCCCTCCCTATTCTTCAAGTAATTGTTTTTCATTTTCCATGTCTAGCTCCTCCGCATAATTTGTTAATTTGATAGCATTTTCTAAACTCATTTTTCCGATTGGTGTTTTACCTGTGACCCACCTGCTGATTGTAGTGTCACCAATTCCAGTAGCTTTAGAAATTCTATAAGCTGTCACAGTCTGTAGTAATTTTTGAATTTTGTTAAAATCTGCTTTACTCATTTTTTATTATCTCCTGAATACCAAGCAATAGCGATTGCTAAAATTGCTACAAATAAAATAATTTTCATCTTGATTTTTCTCTCACTTTCTTATACAATGAAAGGCAAGGAGAGCTTTCGCTCTCTTACCCTTTAGCGATTATCTCTTCCTGCGTCTGGTAAACTTGGGAGCGATTTTCGCTTTTTTATTTTGCTCTTTTAGTACCTTGTACCAAGAGCGACTCTCTTTTGAGATTGCTACTGCAATCCCTATTGCAACTGTGACCCTTGCCAGCCACTCGTCTAGATTGTCCATTTGTATCACCTCCTTACATTATTTATTATACCGCATTGTAATGCAGTAGTCAAGTGTTTTAACAAAGAATTTTAAACTTTTTTTATTCTGAAACTACTTTCAGAGCAAACAAAAAAACCGCAAGCCTAAGCCTGCGGTAGAAAGAACAATTTAGAAAGTTTCCTTTCGTTTTATTTTTTAAATTATTTAGTTGTAATTAAGCCTTCTGGCTCTACTGTGAACTCTGGCTTATCTGCCATTGTTCCGTCTGGTTTAATGTAATACCAGCCTTGACCTGCTCTGACGAATTCATTAGATACCATGTTTCCGTCCTTACTATCTAGGTAGTACCATGTGTCCTTATACTTGACCCAACCCGTCTTCATGGCACCTTCTACATCGAAATAGTACCACTTCTCAGCGATTTTCTTCCAACCTGTCGCCATTTCTCCTGATTGGTCAAAGTAGTACCAGTTGCCGTCAGAGTGATTATGCCAGCGGTCTGCAAGCATATAGCCTGAACCGTCGAAGTAATACCAAGTGCCGTTGACTTTTTCAAACTTATCTTTTGGATAAGAGCCGTCTTCTTTAACGTACCAGTAGCCTGTATCGTTTTTCTGCCAACCTGTTTCAGCACCTAGCCCGTTCTCAATATCTCGCTTAAACTGTTCACGGCTAACACCCCATTTCGCGAGATAAGGATAAGGTCAATGTGGTCGCTACTGTTATCCGGCTGGTTATTCGTACAGTATTCATGCGTTTTGATACCTGCCAAGTCGTCTGTATCAAGCGTTTTCGGCAAACCTGCTTCATCTGCTAGATTACGTAGCAATTCGATGTATAGGCGATAGTCTGTCATGAACTCTTCTTTAGTTGAATGACTTTCAATTAGTTCAACTGCTGCATAAGTTTCAGCGTTCCAACCACCCCCAACATCATAGGCTCCTTTATTGACAGGTCCAACCTGCATTACACGACCATTACCAACAACGTGAGAAAAGAAGCCTGAATCAACAGGACGTCGCATGTGGTAATCTGCTTCATTTTGAGCAGTTGAGTTTCGGTTGCCTGTTGAGTGAGCGTGAACCTGACGGAAAGGCTCAAACCCAACAATCGGCAAGTCCGTGCGTAGTCTACTTGTATCGATATCCATACCTACTCCTCACTTGGTTTCTTGTATTCTAGTGCTCGTGTGCTGTCTGTGATTCCACTTGTTGTTGGGTCATTGACCAAACCGATAGCAGTCAAGAACACGAATACCGCATTGACAAGCAGAATCAGCTTGTTGCCGATATCACCCAAATCCAGATGATATCCAAAGACTGCTGCACCAGCTTGCAAGACAAGCAAGAATGCTGGGATTGCAGTCAGCCAAAAGTATTTATTTTGTAATCGTAGTTTCCAGTTAATCATATGTTTTCCTTTCTACTTTAAAAATTTAATTATTTTTGCTTTTTTTGTGTATTTTTCTATTTTTTCCCCTATTGAGTCATCTCCGACGAATGCTATTTCAAAATAATTTCCATCATTATAAAGATAAGATATTCCTGGTAATGAAAGAGGTGGTTTATCGTCGGCTTGCATAGATTTTATTTGTTTATAATCAAAATTGTTAGGTATGATTAATGTATTGGATAGAAAAAAAGATATAGTAGCTTTATAACCGGAAGAACCACTTGGTTCTATTGTTAATAAAATTTCTCCTCCACCACTCCACACCAACCTATCTCCAATATACCGCTTAACAATCTCCTGATTGCCTAACATTATCCTTATTCTATCTTTCATAACTACACCTGCTTAAAGATATCGTAAATCGTGTTAGGGTCTTTGGTAGTGATGGCATCGTACTGCGCTTGTGTTCCAGCCCAATACTTCAGTGCTTGTTGTCCCTGTTGGTTGATGATGTTCTGACCAGGCGCTCCGTCTGCTCCTCTGGGACCATCGTTTACGTTATCTAAATGAGCGAACCCAGATGCCTTAAGACCTCTGTAGCTCACTTCAATACGGACTTCGAACCAACCACCAGAGCGCTGGGTAGCGCTCCATGTACTAAATTTTCCAGTGGAATCTGGAGTCTGATTTCTCAATACCCCCCAGTTATTATTTCCGAAACCTCGATAGTAGTAATCAAGAGTATAGCCACTCGTGAGCTTTTCTCCGTCATAAAATACATCTGCGAATAAATTTAGCTGGCTAGTCGAACCATTTCGATAACTCCCTTCAATGCGGACAGTTGCATTTAAGCTGTGACCATTCTCACCCCTCAAGCTATCTCGTTGAGTCGGTGTCAATGTGTCAAACGATGGCCGGTTTTCTAAAGCTGAAATCTTTTGTTTCAACTCGGCATCGTTGTAAGTTGAATACAAGTGTCTTGAGCCAATCTTTCTCACAGAAATACCTTGAGCGCTGATGCCTGTTACAATCCAGTAGCCTTCATCTGCTCCTTCAGAGTTGTTATTAAAGCTTTGAATTACATCCCCTAATTTGATACCTATTGGATTCATCAAAGAATTGATTGGTATTGTCGCAGTAGCACCGACTTCGTTTCCGGCAATGTCCGATTTTGAAATCCGATATTCTGAGCTTCTCAAAACAGTTGGAAGATTAACAGAACCACCATTTGTGAGACTCAGTCGGTTGCCTTCTAAGCTAAGGGTTTGATTCTCAGTAAGATAATGCTTTGCATCCAGCTCATCTTTCGTAACTTGTTGCTCTTTAATGCCCTTGATATCCTTACCGATTGCTGTCGCTAAACTTTCAAGGTTCTTCATAGGATTCACGCTTTCGCTTGATTATATGTTGCTACTAAATCAAGATTAGCAATCTGGTCTACACGTCCGCTGACTTCGGTTACTTTTCCGAGAAGTGCACCGTTTTCATCCTGTCCCATATTCGTGATTTTATCCGCAATTTCTTTCAGCGTATCAAGGTTCTCAGGTGTTCCTTCACCTAAAATTTCAGCCTTAACTTCCGTTTTAGCTTGAGTAACTGCTTGAGTGATAGCTTGCGTCATTGCTGAAGTGCTAACTTTGGTTTTTAATTCTTCGTTAACTCGTTTATTATCTTCTCCCAAAGTGCGGGCGAATTCTGTTAATTTTGTAGTTTCCATTTTTTTCTATACCTTTCCAAGATTATAAAAGAAGAGTAGATCGGGAAATTCCGGACATACTCCACCATCTGTTACTGTTTTTTCTGAAAGTTGTTTCTCAACTTCCTTTGCTATATCCAGCTCTTTGAGAGCATGGACTTCCTCTGTGACCAATTCTTTATCTGAAGCCACTATCTTGATGTGCGTAGCCTTATCGCTTGGAAAAATATATCCGCCAGCACTAATCTCTAAGCGGTATTTCCCAACAGGCAAGATAGCATCCAGATTAAAATTCACGCTTGAGTTCATGACAGTCACCTTCTTCTTCCATTGATACTTGTCCATGGTCAGACTAACAACCGCCACCTCCCCATCAAGAGAGGAGACGGCTCGATAGTCTTCGTCTAAAAGGACGAATCCAAAGGTAGAAGCTACATCACCTTGTTTAATGAGGTGACCGCCATCAACCTGTGCGAGATTGGTCGTATTGAGATTACAGACCATTCTGCGCCCCTTTCTTAGCTTTTGCTTTGAATCAACGTTTTCAACTCTCTGACATCTTCACCTAGCGATTTAACTTGTTCCGCAAGTACCAAGATAGCCTTGTTCTGTTCATCGTGGTTATCTAGTCGTTTATTGGCAGATTCTTTAAATTCACGTAGGTTCTCAATGTCTTTTTCCATCGCGGTAATGCGATTCTCCTGCTTTGTGGCTCTGTCTTTCATGGAGAAATACAAGATAATAACAGGAATCATAGAGATTACGAAACGAATAACGAGGTGTTCAAATTCCGCCATAGGCACCTCCATTATTGATTAGATATAACTGTTGTAGCAGAAGGCTCTGCTGCTGTAGGTGCGACGGTAGCTGTCGTAGAAACTGCAGCTGCTGGTGCAACATTCGTAGGCTCATTTTGTTCTTTAGGCTCGTACTTCCACGCTACGCCATATCCATCACGTTCAAGACGTCCATCACGAATAAAGTCGCTTGCAGGCTCTCCATTATAAGTAAATTCACGGTTAAGTTGTACCAGAACCCTCTTACCTTCACCATCTACCTCAACATGTGCTGGGTCTTCAATGGTAATCAAGTCACCTGGCATATAGTGTTTACCTACTTCAGCTGATTGAATTAAATCAACTAAAACTTTATAAGCTGTTCCGTACTGAAGCAATTTTTCTGTTATCAACGTTAAAACTAATGCGTAGCTAACTTTGCCGTAGTGGTCGCTTTCAGTCTTGTTCTGCTTAACTGCTTGATCTGTGGCCGTCTGCTTAGCTTCGGCTTGTGCCAATTTCTGTTCAGCCTCTTGAAGCTTAATGTGAGTTTCTTCCAACTTAGCTTGAGCCTGTACAAGAGCGCTCGTTGGGTCAAGCTCTGTTTTAATAAAGTCTAAAACCGCTTGAATCAACACTTCTTCATTGTCCTGCGTGCGATTACCTGGTAATTCAACACGCTCATAGCTGTAGCGTCCAGGTTCTTCTTTCTCAATCGTAACGATTGTGACATTCTTTTCCCCTTTTAAAGTCGGGCTTCCTGTTAATTTGTAAGTCATTAGTTATTTCCTTTCATTTTTGCTTGCGTTTCTTCAAATAACTCTTTAAGTGCTGGGTCATATTCCAGCACCGCTTTAAATGCCTGTAGTTCAGCCAAAGTCAATGTATAGCGTGCCTCTAAATGCGCACGTCCCAATTCGCCTTCTGCCAAACGGTTGACGAGCGACTCAGCGACTAACTTATCGATTGTGTGATTATCCATGTAGTTTCTCCATTTCTTTGATTTTCTGGTCCAGTTCTTGGACAGCCTTCAGCAAGTAGGGTACGAAAACGGTATAGTCGATGTGCAGATAGCCATCTGGATTGTCAGGATCTCGTGAGATAACTTCTGGAATGATGGTCTCAGCCTCTTGAGCAATCAAACCGATTTCCTCGTGTTTCTTGCTTTCGATAAAGTCAAATGCGACCATATTTAGTCTGTTGATTTTGTCCAAGGCTTTTACAGATGTGTCTGTGATATTTTCTTTCAAGCGTCTATCTGAAGATTTATCTCCCCAGTATTTCACACTTCCACTTCCAACTTGGTTCCACCAGACTACCGCATTCTTCCCACCTTTCGGGTTGGAGCCATTACCGTAAATATCTGCCTCGCCTAATTCGATCCCGTGGATAAAGACAGGCGATTTATAGAACGTTTGGGTTCCGTAGCAATCAACAGAACAATTAGTGTCAAATGTGACTTGTCTATAGAAGATTGAATCATTCTTACAGTACATTTTGCCGTCGGTATTCACATACCAAGCTCTATCTCCAATTGTGTTCCAGCTATCGCCCCAGTTCGCCCAAAATGCGGTTCTAGTTCCTCGCCCTTCTCCATTTCCCATTCCAACTGCGAAATGGTTTACACCAGAAATCCAGCGACCTCCACCTTGGTCAAATTGTCCAAGTGTGAATCCGCCAATTTTACCTTGATAGGCTTCAAGGAATGTCGAACTAGACACGACAGATTCAATCTTAGTCGCAAAGACTTCTTTAGATGTCAGCTTGTCAATCAAGGCATCTCTAGCAGTCAGATTCCGAATAAGTGCATCGTCTACGTTGATTTTGTCACCAGTGATCGCACCAGCTTGGATATGTTCAGCAGTGACAGAACCAGCTGCTAACTTACCAGCAGTCACCGCACCGTCAACAATCATGTCGGACTTCACTCGAACCCGTGGAGCGATGATGTCCACACCTTTCGAACTGGTCGAAATGGTCGTGGCTAACTGCTCGCCCGTTAGAGTAGTAGAGCCGATAGTAACACCTTCTGGCGTCACTTGCACTCTTGCACTATTAGCAGCGTCTCGCACTTCCTGCCTGATTTCTCTAGCTGTCTGAGCGATGGCACTCTTGACATTCGTATCAAAGAACTGGGTCAGCGCCCCTTGATTATTCTGCTGGATTTTGCCCCAGAGAGTACTGTTTGGGTCTCTTAATTCCAGTTCAATAGAACGCATATCCTTGAAGAGACCTGACAAGGTGCGTTGCGTGACAGTAGGTTCCACAAAGTTAGTCGGGAAATCTCCCTGCTCCAACTGGATATCTGTCAGCACCGTATCACCCACACAGCCCATGTGATGAAGCTTCAGCAGTTCATCTCGTGTCCGTGGCTGAAATACCTTGTAATACCGTCCGTTATGCTCCAAAGCAGGCGAACGAACGTTTTGAATGGTAATATCCATATGCTAGCCTCCTCTTTTTCTGCCGAAAATATAGGTTTCGTTGTACTTATTGGAGATGAAATCCTGCACCTCATCCGTATTTTTAAAAATGACAAACAATTGGTAGTTGTATCGTCTTTGGTAACTTGTTGAATAGCCAGTATCTCGTTGACTTATTACTACCCTAACTTCAAAGATTTTGTTAGAATTTTGAAGTTTCACCACATTACAATCCTCTATTCCATCCAAACCATACGGACGACGTTCGGATATCCCTAAGTCGATGAAGGCTCTTTCTGTAGAGCCAAAACGCCAAAATGACCCAAAGCGATTTGAAGTGAATCTTAAAATTTCGTCAAACTGGATTGTAACTTTCTCCCAAACAAGCCTTGTGCCAACATAGCGCTGAATAACTTCATTGGAGCCCACGTAAATTCCTTCTCGTGCCATACTACCTCCCGTTAACGATAAATATCGTAGATGGTATTAGCATCTTTGTTAGAAATTGCGTCATATTGGGACCTTGTTCCAGCCCAATATTTCAGCGCTTGTCCGCCGTTTTGATTGATGATGTTTTGACCAGGCGCACCGTCTGCACCTCTGGGACCTGCTGGACCCGTTGCGCCTATTGGTCCTGCGGGGCCACGCAAGCTATTTCGTTGTGTCTCTGTCAAAGAGTTAAAGTCAGGTCTAGCTTCAAGCGCTGTGATACGGCGCTTAACGTCTGTGTCATTATAAGAAATCACGAACGTTCTCTTACCAATTTTTTGAACAGTAATATTAGTACCGTTGACAGCCGTTACTTTCCAAAATTCATAATCTACAGTACTGTCACTCGTCCAAAGGTCTTCAACAATATCCCCTACCTTGATACCGTCAGGATTCATGATATCGGTTGTTTTTACTGTCGCGACTGAGCCAATATTTGCACCATAGATATCACCCTTCGCGATACGATAGACTGGCGTTTCAGACTTCTTGGCATACTCCGCCAAAGCACGCTCTGCCGCCGAACCTTCAAACCGTACAACACCGTCCGCTCCTTTTGGCCCTACTGGTCCTGTTTCTCCACGGTCTCCTTTAGGTCCTGTTAGGTACTGCAAGGCTGAAAATCGGTCACGGCCATTTCCGACCTTGACCTTACCTGTGTCACTCTCAACGCCTAACTCGCCATCAAGCAATACCAGAGTGCTACTTGCCCAGTCTCGTGCTGACATGCGCTTATGTTGAACCTCACTGGGATTGTCTCTGTCATGTTCTTCCTCCATCAAAAATAAAAGTTGGACTCTCGCTCCAACTTCCCTCATATCTAGCATTTTGCCCATCAGCGACCGTCTTATAGACTGGCGCCAGTTCAATCCGTCTTGTCTGATTGTCGACCGTCACAGACTGCTCTACGTTCTGATACCAGTCCCCTGAGAATGTCAGACGATAGGCACCGTAGTATACTGCCAAGACCTGCTCCTCTTTCTGGGTCAGGTCTTTATCAATCGCTGGCATGACTGCATTAGCAGGTGCAAGATGAACGTGTCCACCGTAAAATGTAGGCTTATTCACTACAATAGTCACATCTGTCTTACCGTAAGGTGTACAGGTTGCTGACCAGCTGATGACGTATTTCTTACCTAGTTCAAAGCCCTCTCCATTGTGACCGACTTCCACAAAATCCGTTCCATAACTGATTTTCTTGGCCGTGCCACCATTCAAGCGGTTCTTATTGTACTGGGTATTTCCGTCACCACCAATCAGACTCGCATTGACTCTTGCAGTCTCGCTGACCTGCTCCAGTTTCTTGCTTAGTTCAGCGATTGAGTCAGCGCCACTCATCAACTCTTCACGGATTAGCTTCACGAACCCAGGACGCTCTTTCTCCATTTCTTCGTGAATTTTAGCGCCCATTTCTTCGGCCTTAGCCTTGTACTGCTCGATGGCATCCGTGATAGCTTTCTCACGCTTGGCAAATTCAGCATCAAAAGCACGGTCGGCGTTGGCGATTTCCTTTTTCAAATGTTCTTCAAAAATCTTATGCAGATTTCGACTTTCATTCAAAACGGCATCATTGACAATCCCACCTATCGCATTCGCAAGACTGGACTGGAACGTCCCAAAACCTATTGATTTCAGACGTTTTGCCATTGGAGAATAGGTGTATTTCGTGATTTTTTTACGAACATCAAGACCATACCACTCATGGTAGATGCTGACCACATCGAACATCCGAACCGCTACATCGCTCTGGCCGACAACCGATATTTCAAGGTTATCTTCCAGCATGTCGCACATACTTGTCCGAAAATACTGCTTACCGTATTCAATCAAACTAGCTTGGTCTTTGACATTCTGATCATTGACCTCAACAACTGCTTCATAAATTTGGCTGTATTTCCCAAGCAAGGGACTATCAATCACCACTACATAATCAACGTCAGGCGCCTTTTCTCCCTCGCCTTTAACGGTTGTTTTAAAGGTTATCCGAGTTTTTAAAGATTTCGTTGAGGTCTTATGCTGGTAGCTAGACAGGTTTTTCTTGTACATAAAAAGCGATTCATTCTCTGAACCACCATTTTTTAACAAGCGTAAATTGTAGCCATTTCGCACCATATCTCCGCCCCACTGACCAAGGATAGAATGCTTGTCTTTGGCCAAGACCTCCATAGCATTCTTGTCCTTAATGTTGAGCGTATGCCTATCATCAATGTCTGAAAAGAAAGAAAAAGGATTGGCTCTGGTAATGCTGCCAGCCAATGCGCTCAGTGCCCTTGTACCACTGACACGGTCAACATCGATAGAGCTGACGATGTAGTTATTTAACAAGCTGATAACCTGATTAGCATAGACTTGGATATATCCTTGTTGCTTTTCAACCTCAAAAATATAAAAATCTTGCTCGCCATGCAGATCATCTGCAGTCAAGAAGGTTTCCTCTTTCAGCAATTCCCACTTGGGATCCGATGTAGGAAAACGAAAGGTCAGTTGATAGGTATTATTCCGCTCCTGGACAATTTCATCGTTATAGGCCTCATTCAAAGGCGTGTTGCCCTCTGTAAGATAAATCATAAGATATACCTCCAATTCGGTCGAACCGTGACCTTACGAACCGAACCAGTAAAGACCAGACCGTTATTACCAACTGCCAACTCAAAGAATCCTCCACGTTTTCGTAGCGTATTTTGAACCGCACCATCTGCATTATAGATATTTTGTTTCTTATGTCTACAATCAATGGTCACTTTTCGTCTAATGGTCAAGTGCATAGTTGTCCGTCCGATAGTCAACGAAATATCTCCGTCCCCCTCAATCTCAATTACAGGCTCACTATAGACAGAGCCTGGATTGTTGACATTACCGCTTGCGGTAAAGATAAGAGGAGCAACATTTTTCTGATAACGGAATGGTTGCATACTCAACTTAATTTCTAGTTTCCAGCCGTGCATCCCATGAGGTTTATATTTTGCACTGACGAAGTCAGCATAAAATAAAGAGCCTAGTTGGTAGCTAAACTCTAGCGTATTATCATTTGGTTGGAATCTCTCAACGATTTTAGACGGATCTACCGTCCTTGGTAGGTAAAATCCAAAAGTCCTTTCGTAACTTTCGTAAGCACCATCCAAGACACGGTAATTCCCGTTAACCCCAAACAGGGTAGCTGTTTCCGAGACTTTAGGTTTAGCAGCCTCTACCTCGCCAAAGTCGGTCACCACACATTTAGGAATTGTTGAAGTATTGAAACCATTGATAATCATGTATTCCATTAAATTCCCTCCCTAGCATAAATTGCACCTTGGCGTTGGTAGACGCTCATTGAAATTTTATCAGCGTCCAGGTAAGTATCTGACGGCTTTTCAAGGATAGCAGTAAGGATCTTCTCCATACTTGCTCTCAGAATCGCTATCTCAGACACGGTTTGACTGTCTTTTGCCTCTAGTTGAGCGCTTGGCATAGCCAAGCTTGCTTCAAGATTTTTGGCAATAGTCGGTGTTCCACTCAAACCAAAATCATCATTTGAAAATGCGTTTGAGATTTCGCCAGCCATTCCGCTGACCGATTTCTTAACACCTTTGAAACGCTCTTGCAGTCCTCTATCCAAACCTTGCATAATCGCATTACCAGCAGGAATCAAGAGCTTGCGGTCGTATTCAATCGGACCTTTGTGATCAGCAATCCAACCAGCAATACCGCCAACGAAGTCAGTGACAGCATTCCAAGCGGATTTCAAACCATTTAAAAATCCGTCAAGAATAGCCTTACCTGCCTCCCAAAGGTCAATGTTTTTGATTCCGTCGAATATGCTTGTAACCTTATCAACAAGATCACGAACACCTTGTTTCATGCTTTCCCAAGCATTTTTAGCGCCTTGGACAAGTCCATCAATCAGACCTAAGACAGTTGATTTCAACCCTTCCCAAGCACTGCTTGCGACAGATTTGATAGTGTTCCAGATGTTAGATAATATCTGAGCAAAACCATCAAAGATAGCCTTACCTGCAGCGGACAGCCCTTTCCAGATGGCCTCACCGACACCCTTTATAGCATTCCAAGCGGTGCCCCAGTCACCATTGATGATAGCCATGACTGCTTTTATAATGCCACTAATAACATCCATAGCCGTCTGAATAGCAATCTTGATTAATTCCCAAACTGTTGTCACAACAGTACAGATATTGTTCCAAGTTCCTTCAATGAAAGGAGCAAGGATATTCATTGCGGTTTCAATAATGGATTGAATAATCGGCATAACCGTCTGAATAACTGTCTGGATTGCGTTCCAAACCGTTGTGAACGTTTGTTGAATCAAACCTTGATTTTCAGTCCACCATAGGGAAATACCGTCCCAAACAGACCTAATAAAATCAACAACTGCTTGGATAATCGGAGCAACAACAGCCATCATATTGTTCCAGACGGTTGTTGCTGTTTCAACAATACCATTCCAAACTTCGGTCAAGACTGGTGCGACAGACTGCCACACACCAGAGAACCAATCCATGAAGCCTTGCCAGATTTGTCTCCCCATCTCAGTTTGAGTGAAGAAATAAACCAAGCCTGCAGTTAATGCAGCAATCGCAGCGATTGCAATTCCAATTGGATTGGCACTCATAGCAGTAAATAGACCCGTGACTGCTGTTTTAATTGTCGTTAAGACAGCAGGTATTCCAGATAGCAATCCCGAGACTGCTGAGAATGCTTTAAAGGCTATAAATGCAGAACCAAGAGCGGTAACGATACCACCCATGATACTTCCTAGACCTTCGCCAAAGATTCCACTGAAAACACCCTTGATTCCTCCTAAAATAAGGTTAGGAATTTGCTTCAAAATATTTCCAATCATCGGAATTAGGTTTCCGAAAAGAAATGTGGATGTCGTTTCCATCAAAGCTTGTAGTGCAGGTTGAATATCTTCACCCAAAGACAACTTTCCAAGAACGTTCTGAGCAGCTGCTTTCATTGACTCAAATGATCCAGTGAAAGTTGTTGCTGCTTCTCTTGCTGTTGTGCCAGTGATGTCCAAATTCTCTTGGATAGCGTGAATGGCGCTATAAACATCTGACAAGTTATTCATGTCATACTTAACGCCTGTCAATTTTTCTGCGTCGGACAAAAGCCGTTGCATTTCTTGCTTCGTACCACCATAACCCAATTTAAGGTTATCTAGCATGGTGTAGTTTTGTTTGGCGAAACCTTGATACGCAAGTTGAATGCTTTCCATAGATGTCCCCATCTTATTAGCATTATCCGACATATCAATCATGGCCATGTTAGCTGTTTCTGCTGCTTTATCTGTATCTCCACCAAGAGATTGCAATAAGCTTGCTGAGAAACCTGTAACATTTTCCATATAGGCATTGGCTGACAGACCTGTTGTCTTATAGGCCTCGTTTGCAAAACCTTTGACCTTATCAGCTGAATCTTTAAATAGGGTTTCGATACCGCCAAGCGATTGTTGGAGTGCTGCCCCTTCGTTTATCGATGCTCCGATTGCCTTACCAATTCCAGCAGCAGTAATAACCTTTGAAACAGCGCCCATCATTTTGGATCCGAGGGATTCGCCTGCGCTAACGCCAGCTGAGGCAACTTCACCACCCATTTCCTTTTGAATCATGCCACTTATACCTTTAGCAGATGGAATGATTTGTACATAGGCTTTTCCTAATTCGGTCGCCACTATTCCTCACCTCCTGTTTTCGCAAGTAAAGCCTTACGATAATTTTCAAAGTCCTCACCAGATTCAAAGACGAGATAATCCCTTTCGTCACTCTCTTCTTTGTGATTTTTTGTTAGCATTTTAGCAATTGATGTCGGGCGATTAACACCCTTTTGGCCATCCTTGGTTTGCAACCACAAAGAAAGAGACAGTCTGTCTACGATATTTGCAAGTAACGTCGTTTCAAGAGGGACGATTTGGTCAGACATGATCTGCTTTATCCGTGAATCGTCGCGCAAACCATACGCAAAAACAGCCACCTGCTTTAAAGGTAGCTGTTTGTATTCGTATATTTGATAGGTTTCTGCCAAATCACAGACAAGGGCGTCTTCGTCCAAATTAATCATCTGAGCAAGGACTAGGATTTTTTTAAGCCGTTAACGGATTCAAAAACACTCTTGATTTCATCTGCCATTTTATCATTTGGCACGATACCATCTTCTTCTCTTAGATGGTCTTTAAAAGCTTCGGCTTGTTCATCTCCGAATAAAAGTTTTACAACTTTAGGAAAGACTTGGCCTTGTCCTTCGTCAACTTCACCAATCAATTCCAACAATTCATAGTTATTTAAACGACGCTCAGAAATTTCGAATTTAAAACCTGACTTCGTTTCCCCTTTGAATGTTTTACTCATCTATTTTACGCTCCTTGAATGTATTTATAATGTGTATTTCCTTGGTCGTCTGGTAAAGCGGTAATAGTTAATTCATAACCAATTGGCTCACCATCCTTGTAGCTAACTTCTCCAATTTCGCTCACCTTGCCACGAGGAATGACGATACGTTGGAAGTTTTTGTTTTTTAGGAGAATATCAATTACCAATGAGTGCTCTGGCAATTCGTTTGAATTTGCCTTAACAGTAATCCCGGTCGACAAAGTTCCTGTAACATTATCTGCACCATAAGTTTCTTTGAGGACTTCTACATTAAGACTTTCAATTAACTTAAATTTAAAGGTATCTTTCTTTTCGGTCTGAGAAGACAAGACTGTTTGTCCACCCCAGGCTTTGACTTCTTCACTTTCTGGTGAGTTTTCATTAGTGATACCGTCTTCCGAGATATATCCTAACGATTTAAATGCTGGATTTAAATCTGATTTTGAATCAGTTGGTAATAATGTACCTAGTGGTGCACTTGCAATTGCTCCACTTGCTTTAGGCTTAGCAGCCGTTACATTTGATGCTGATGCAGTCGTCATATTCTTTCCTCCTGTTGATTCTGCATTTGGTGTTCTTACTTCTGGTGCTTCTAATTCTGGCGCCAAAACTACACCTCCTTTTTAAAAATAATTAATGTCATATACCGCTTGATAGCGATATTGCTTCGTTTCCGTGTCTGTAAAGTTGTAGTCACTATTGTGATGCACACCGCTGACTTCGTTGACTGTGATGAGATTCTCAACTACTTTCTTGACTTTCTCATTCAGCTCAGCAGCCTTTTCGAGTGATGGTGCATAACTTTGAAAAGCGAATGTGGCGGAATGAACGTAGTCGCTTCCACCGCTTCCAGTCTTTTCTAAAATGACATAACTTTCAGGCATTTTCGGTTTATGCTCAAAAAAGACGGAACATCTAACTGTCCGTCCAAAAATTTCTTTATAACTAATTCGATCATCTCATAGCCTTCAGTAAAATATTATGTTTTTTATTTCTAGCCATACTCTTGATATCAGTCGTACTAATCTTTGCATTGGCACGTTTTTGCCCTGGAGATACAGTCAATTCAAATCCCTCACCTGCTCTACTTGCAATCCCTTGCCCTTTTTCCCTCAAAATTCCCTGCATTTCGGAAGAACGTAGCAAGGCAGACACGCCAGCCGAGTTCAATTGAAATTTCATATCACTCATAAACTTCAACCATAACCTTTCTATTCCAAGATAATGGAATCATTGACTCAATTCCCTCTTGAGGGATGCCAATCGTCCGCCATTTACGACCAAAAAACTTGACCTCACGGTTTTCCCACTTGTTGGCGTCCCCTTTGGGAATACCAAGTGTATAAACCGCCTTTTTTCCAGTCAAGTTCATTTGATTGATGACGTCCTCTGATGAAGTTGGGGCAACCAATACATTTTGAACCTCAATCTCAACATCACGATGGATTGGATGACCGAAATCGTCGTTACCAATTTCCACCTTGTCTATTAAAATGACAGGGATTCCTTTTAGGTAGGTCATAAATTTCAATCGCTCCATATCGTTGTTTTTTCTTCAAACCAAGCCTTTTAAGTTCGGTATCTTTGATAAAGAGACCGCCTCCAGGCACAAGGTAAGAACCACTAAACGAATAACCCAAGGCACTTTCAGAAACCTGAGTCATCGGTTCATGGTCTGTTGAGGTCATGAGGGTTCGTGCCACGATATCGACCGTGACAGACTTGGCAACACTAGCGAATGACACACTTTCCGCCACCATGTCGTCAAGGTCTTTACCGACTTTTTCAGCTTCCACTCGCAAAGAATTAGATACAACTTCCAACAGAGCCTCAGCCCTTGCACGCTCATCAAATTTCAACGAGCGCCACAACAATTCCAGGTCTTCAATCTTTGCAAAATTTCCCATAGCTTAACCCTTGTTTTCCTCGTACAAGGCTACCAAATCGGATTTTTTCAGACTTTTATCGTAATCAATGCCCAATTCATCCAAACTAGACTTCAATTCCGCTACGGTCATATCTCCTCCGCTTGGTGCCGTATCTTCCACAGGCACCCAATCACCTCCGAGAATACACTCAGAGGCGATTATAACACCTGATTTTAAATCACGGTATAAAGCCATAAAACTTACGCTTTCACACGAGCAAAGGCTTCTTCATCAAGGATGCCCCAACCGATAAAGGCTTCTGCACGTAAGCAGATTTCATTGTAGGCTTTAAGGTCACGACCTGCGCCATCTGGATCACCAAATTCAATGATTTCCATAGGAATATTTTCAGCATAACCCCACTTGAAGCGGTTTTGGAAATCCCCCACAATAGCGTGGTCTGTTTCAGCAGTACCACCCGTTACAGTAAGATTTTTGTTGATGTCTGATTTCATTCCATAGAATGAATCAGGATTTTGACCAAAGCGGAACTCAGGATATTGAACAACATCCTTTACTTTAACTTTCGCCAATGCTTGACCTGCAGTTGGTGACAAGGCGATACCTGTCACTTCCCCACCTTTTGCTACAATTGTTTGAACTGCAGTATCAATGTTGTCATCAATATGCGCTTCATCATAATTGACAATATTCCCAGTAATCAATCCGTCAAATGAGTTAGTTGAGCGGAAAGTTGCGTCTGTCATAGATTTTGGTTCAAGACCGTGAAGAGCAGCAATGTCAAATGCTTCTGCAATCTTCTTAGCGAATCCGTCCATATATGCTGACAAGAAGCTCATTTGTTTTTCTTCAGAGGCGTACTTGAACTCATCTGTGATACGAGCCTGGTAAACGAATTTAAGTGGTTTAATAACTTTTGAAGTGATTTTAGCTTTACCAGCTTGTTTTTGTTCTCCCTCACCAACAATTTGAGCATTTCCTTCAAGGTTGAAGATAAATTGCTCCACACCGTTAAATGGAATAGGTGTCTGAGATGAGAGTTTTGCAAGAACAGAACGTCCTTGCACTTTACTAATCAATTCTTTTACTAATTCTGGTTTAAAAAGTGTTCCAGCTTTCATTGCATTATCTGCCATAATTTTCTATTCTCCTTTTGGTTGTAAATCTCGAAGCATCTGCTTCATTTGCATAGTTTTGTCATCACCCATAGCAGGCTCAGTATCTCTTAGCGGTGCTTGAGGTATTGCTGGACGCATAAAACCAGCTAGACGCTCAGCATCAGCCTCAATGCATCTTCGTCAGCACCTTGAAGACGGTCAGCTAAGTCATAAGGCAAGCCATTTTGTAAAGCGATACGAGTTCGCAAGTTAGCAGTTTCATAATTGCTCACTTGCCCCTGCAATTCAGTGATTTGAGCGTCTAATTCTGCTCTGGTTTGCTTGTCATCTTCAACAGTAGACTTCAAAGCACTGTTTTCAGACTCTAGTTCTGAAACACGTTTCTTGAGATCATCATAATCAGCGAATTTTTCACGTTCACGTCTGATACGTTCCTTCACGATATTATCTAGCTCTTCCTGTGTTTCAATCGTTTTAAATTCAGACATCTTCATGTCTCCTTTCTCCTGCTTTCCCGGCAGTTCGGTAATTTTTTAGGCATCAAAAAAAGCAGTCTCTCAACCGCTCTTCTTAATAACTGATTTTTTGCTTTTTCTTAGGCTTAGTTGTCACACAAGCCCAATGCGCAAGCAAGGCGCTATCCATCAAAGAAATATCCATATCTGCAAAATGCGAGCGATAGCCAAACCCACCGTTTGAACCGATGTTCCTCTTCTCACAGTTGGTTGTGATTTTCTTCAAAGACGGTTGACCAGCATGGCACAAGGTCTTTTGATAAATCCCTTGTTCCCACATAGAGTTAGCCACGATGATTTCCTTAACCGTAGGCAATATCACGCTCTTCATGCGTTCCTTTTTCAACTCTTCATCAAGGATTTTCTGACCGCTTGCCCCGTCGACTACGATAGTAGCTACATCTGCACGCTTGACAAAATCCAAAATCCAGTCATTCCCGTTACGGACAGACTGACAGTCAATCGTCTCAACAAAAATCCGCTCATCTGCCGTACGAACAGCAATACTTAACGCCACATTTGCGCCATCTTGCCCATATTTGACTCCGACAAACAACTTACCTGATAAATCAGGCATAGAGTCCACACACAACTCATTCCATTCCGTTTCCGAAATAGCAGATTTCTGATTGTATTCAGGCCAATAACCCAAACGCTGAACATTATGGTCTAGCTTATCATCACCAAGCTCAGCTTCTATCTTCCGCTCATTCAAATGGTAACCCATAGAGGGATTGGAGTTATACCAGGCATCGACATCATCAATCTCTTTTTCCTCAGAGACCGACCATTCCGCCCAACCAGAGTATTTTCCTTTACCAAACAGGCAAGTCTTACGGTAGTTTGTGAATACCGTCCCGTTTGAAACTGGTGTTGGAGGTGTTCCACACATAATAGTGATAGGATTGCTACTATCCGTTACCGTATATTTCAAGGCTGATTCCTGCTCAGTCGTATATTCCTGAGCCTCATCGATAAAGAGAAGGTCAAAACCTTCCCCCAAACCACCGTTTGAAGTTCTGGTACGAAATTGGATAACACCGCCACTCTTGAAAAGCTCTATCCTCTCTTGACCTTTAGCACGAATTGAGCTAAAATCTTCCCCCTCAACATACCCCATTTTTTCAAGGTACTTTTTAACCTTTTCAAAAGATGAGTGTGAAGTAGATATTCTGTGAGCCGTGTGTAGGATGTTCATGCCATCATGAAGTGCCCATATCTCAAAAATGTAAACAACTTCCGTTTTCCCATTTCGCCGTGGGATAGAATAACCAAACTTCTGATGAACCCATAGACCATCTTTGTCAACGGCCATCATAGGGGTCAATAGGTTTATCTGCCAAGAATAGCACGATAACCCGGTTCGCTCATAGAGCTCAATCGCTTCTTTTGCTTTTGAATTTTTCTTGACGTACTTTAAAATTACCGATTGAGTAGGATTCTGATTGCCAAGTTTCTTTCTAGCCATCCACTGCTCCTTTCAATCGTACCGCATGATAACCCTATCGCTGGGATGATTTAATTGATCACGTTCAAAATATAGTTTTTAGCAACATCGAGCATTCCCAATGCCTGCAAACTACTATCCCAGCTATAGCCAAGATTTATCTCACCATCTTTATCCAAAGAAACCACTAATACCGAAGTATAGTTATGACTAGCCTCAAGATTTTCTTCCAAAATTTCTTTCACAGAAGCACCACGCTCCAGACTAGACTTTTTCTCTGAAAAATCAATCGTGTTTCCCATCGTTACCCCTTTCTAAGCATAAGAAAAGCACCCTTACGAGTGCTCTAACATATTATTTTCTATCTGAAAAGTAATCTTCCCAAAATGGATTTTCTTTATCAAATATTTCAATCTCCTCAGAAGTCATATTTTGAGGATAATCTTCAAAAAGGTTATAAAACTTCTTTTTATCAAATGTGATAAGCATCAATCCTTTGGCATACCATGAAGTATCAACCCACCAGATTTTATCATTATCGTTTTCCTTGTAACAATACTCTGACCAGTTCACTTCTTCGTAATCACTTTTCATGCCCTTCAATACCTTTCATTTGTTTAGATTCAGCTGTGTTAAGGAAACTCAATATGTTATGAAATTCAGGATTGTCTTTTAATGAATTTACATCAATAAGATAGCTATCTACATCATATTTACGTCCCCTTACAGCATGAGATTTCTGAGCCTTAAATCTTTTTTTCAAAACAGTGTTATCAAACGGTTTAAACCCATTTACAATTTTTGATTGAAGCTCCAAATATTCAACTAGATTATCATTCTTCCTAATGATCGCAGCATGCCTACCTGTTGCCAAGTAGTATTCATTACCGTTTTCTACATTTTCCAACAATTCCTTTGTAGCTTTGAAATCATTTGTGTTTTTTGCGACATGCATCTTAACACCTGGTAGGTTTCCAATCATATTGATTCTGCTATTCCTAGAAAAGAAATCGCAACTCTCTCCACCTCTAAAATCTAGAACAGTATATCCACCTTTATTCCCTATATAAGCGAATGCGGCTGATGAACAAGAACCTTTTGTCTTATCTCCACCACTAATCGCTTGAATAATTTCTTCTTCGGTTAATCTTTTCGGACTTTTTTGAATAGGGTTTGAAGGTATCCCTATCTTAAGTGCAAGTTTTCTAACTTCACTAATTTGAGATTGCACTCCGATGTTCTTTCTTGCTTCTATTTTATCACTTTTGTCACTTTTACTCCATGTCTTACTCCAAACATTTTGGACCTTACCACTTTTAGGATCATAATCAACAGTGCATCTACAACGTTGGTGTCTTCGATAAATATCCTTTGGAACTCTTGGATATTTATAAGTACCTTGAACTTCCTGACACCATTCACAGCAGTGATAAGCAGATTTTCTTACAATCTCAGGTTGTAAACCAGATTTATGATGAAATTCCGCATTTTTTTGGATAGTATCATCAATTATTGACTGAGTAAAGTTCACAACAGGCTCTTCTAACAGCCAACTAACATCATCAAAACTTTCCTCACTAGCTAAACGATTGACCAGGCCATCAATTCGGTCTTGATTGAGTTCAGGAACCTGAGCAGCTAACCCGATTTTAGCCTCAGAGTTCAAATTTTTCTGAACTTGCTCAGCATAATCACTCACAAGCTCATGATTTCGCCCCAGAACGTCCGTCAGCACGCGCTGAGCGATATTGTAATACATTTTTCCGTCTGGTAGTGTTTCGTTCGTCAGAGAGGCTCCCAGAGCCTTAGAAAGTATCTCCCCAATTTCAATAGCATATTGATTAGCGTCCAAATAACTTGCTTTGCTATGATGCAGTTTAGACAGCAAGTCTTTCAAGACCTCACTGTCCAACCTAGCACCTTCAAACTCAGACTTGATTTTCTTGAGCAGGCTCGGAACGATATCCTCCACCATCTGCAACCTCCTTCACTACTGGAGCAGGCTTGTCTGACCCTTTGATTCCAGTCAAGTCACGGATGGTTTCAGCATCCATATAACCAGGCACCGCTTGATTCAGTTTGATAACACCATCACCAATCAAAGTCAGCATGTTAGCGTCCGCCTCAAACAAAGGCTCCCACTTCACGACCGTTTTATTGAACTGTTTCCTCAAATACGGAAACTCATCTCGTAAACAAGTTGCGACATAAGCCACATTCAGCAGACCAGAACCTAGAGAGCGTTGAGCCTTCCGACCAGCTAACCGCAAGTTTTCATGACTAGCCTTGATAGCTTCAACAGATGATGGATTGTCAGACACAAACCCAAGATCATCCAAGGTCAATCCCATCTCTCCAGCAAATCCAGCTGCTGCAGTCCGTAACTGCTCAGTAAAAGGAGACATACTGGACGTGGTGAATTGTCCCACGCTCGGCTTTTCCCCCTCATCATCTTTCGTAAATGTAAGTAAGCTAGATACAGTCGCTTTCCAAGTATCAATCGCCTCAGCATCTTGACTCAATCCCAACACATACTTCTGAGGGAATGAATAGAACTCAGCAGTCACATCTGACCGCTCAAGTGTTCGTTTAGCGTATCTCTGATAGTACATCCCAGCTCTAGTAATTCGTGACCGACCAAACGGCCGAACCGCATCAGGTCTATGAATGACTGGAACCAATAAAGGAACCCCGGTCGGATTTCCGATTGCAAACGGCTGACCATTTTTTGGATAGAACCAAGTCACATCACTAGTGAAGTAAGCCTCAAGCACGGCATAACCATTGTCATCCCGTTTTAAAACGGCATAGCCCTCTGTCAGCAAGCCAGTGATAGGATCCAGAACACCAGTCGCATTACTTGCTTCAATGACCTGCAACCGAGGAGCGTCATCGTCGTCTCCTTGCGAGATGTAGACAAAACAACACGACCCAATCAGAGCTGAAAGGATCGCGCTATCAAAGAATACATCAGGATTGTTCTGTGCAAAGATTTCATTAGCCTCAAAATTATCATTAGCAAACTCACGAAAGACCAAACGATCTGCAAGACTGTCAACACCCTTAGCAGCCCAACCTAAGACCGCTCGATATTGTTGCCTGATTTGAGGTGGTATCGTAATACCAACATCTATTTCATTGTGTTGCATAGCATACTGATTGTATCTAGTATCTACACCCATTTTATAGTTGGCTAACTTCTTCCTGAGATAGCCCATACCTTTCAATGTCATTTTATACAACTACCTTTCATTTCCCGCGAGAAAAAATGTACAGTGACGGTGTGAAGCCCTGAAGCACCGAGGGGGAGGGGGTCATCCCCCACCTTGGCAGGACCGCTCGTCCTTTTTTTAATCACGTTTATTTTTTTAACTCTTATATTTAAACCAATCTGTACTTTGTGGCAAGTTCCTATTACCGATAACCTTTGTTCCGTTTGTCTTCTCATCAGCATATAGCTTGTCAGACTTCTGCCTATTGCATTGCCAATGCGCCAACTGCAAGTTAGCTATGTCAGATGGATGTCCATTCTTATTTACTGGAACGATGTGGTCAATGACTGGACTCAATGGATGAGGATATCTCAGGTCTTTGTCTACAGGCTGGCCACATATCCCACAAGCGTTTCTTGTCTTTAAGATAATCTTCTTGTTCTTCTCAAAGGCTACTCTATGGGGGCCACTACGGTCCGCTCGGAGGGGGTTGGTATTCATCTAGGGATGGGGTCCTTTCTTTTTAAGGGAGGGGGTTGGTATTCTCAAATGTACCCCCTCGGTATCTTTCAAAGCAGGGGTGTTTTTAGTGCACCCACCCCCTCTTTTATTTAACATATCTTATATTCTGTTAAATAAAATTAAACAACTTCAAAACCAAGAGCGCCATGGCTTTAACTATATTTTTCTAAAAACTAATTTACATTTTCTCATTATGTAAAATAGATAGGTTGTTTAATAGTCAAATGATAGTATGCTCTGGTCAAGTTCGTCTTGACTGTACCCGATATATCCTAGTGTGATATCTGGTGTAGAGTGATTGAATATCTTTTGAAGGATAGCTACATTGCTATTCTTTTTGTAATGATGATATCCAAATGTCTTCCTCATTGAATGAGTTCCTATGTGATTCAATCCTACATACTTAGCTGCGTCTTGCAGTATTTGATAGACCGCTACCCTTCCAATGTGTGTGATACGAACACCATCTGTTCTCTTTTTCTTTTTACTTGGAAAGAGATAATCGTACTCTGCTAACTGATTATCTTTAATGTAGCGATTGATTTCTTTTCTGAGGGGTGGGCTGATTGGAAAATACCTTATCTTCCCTGTCTTCTTCTCTTTTAGTTCAATCCTATCAGCGATTACTTGTTTAACTTGAAGAGGTACTATGTCGCTCACTCTTAGGCCTGAATAGATTCCAAACATAAACAAAACATAGTTTCTATCGCTTTTGTTCTTCAAGTAATCTTTGATTCGTTCAATGTCATCTAGATCACGAATTGGTTCTACTTTCTTCATGTACCTCTCCTTTCTACATAAAAAGCCACTGGTCGTGGCATTGAATATGACAGTAGCTGGAATTGAACCAGCTGGTCTAGCAGTAAAACGCACGTTTGGTAAAAGTTTCAAGGAGACCCAAACAACCTGCTAACCTGTCCTTACTGTCTAAGAGGCCGAAACCTCTGTATTTTTTAGGAGTCCTCATGACTGTTCGTTGCCAATCATTGGATAATACTATTTTAGCACCTTTTTCTGTTCCAATTCTCCCAAGATTTTCCCAGATTTTTCCCAAGATTTTCCCAGAAATCACTTGTAAACTAGAAGGTTGCTTGCTTGATAGGACTCCGCAAACTCTAATAGAGCTTTGTTCAATATCCGATAATATTCACTAGATGAGTAGCCTAGTTCTGAATAAATGCTATAGTCTTCCCTCTTCTTTTTTCTGCAATATCTTTCAACAAGAATACGCGAGTATTCCAAATCTGAAAGATTATTAATTGCCTTAGCAATTAACTCTAAATCCTGCTGAGCTGATACTCTACGCACAACCATACTTTCTACCTGCTTGCTTGTCTTGCCACTTGATGATCTTGGTTCAAGCGAGTAGGATATTGTTATTTTGGGGGCGTATTCTTCTCCAGCTATCCGTCTCAGGCGACTGTATTTTTTAAGGACTTTGATAGCTTCCTTTCTGGTTTTCTTTTCATCGATTATATCCAATAATTCTATTTGCACACGAACTCCTCCTCATGATATAATAGTGTTAATGATTTGTTGCTATGAGGGTCAGCCGTGTGCTGGCTCTTTTTTTATATCTCGATTCCAAAAAATGTGCAGATGTCTTCGATGGCAAACTCTGAAATTCTGCCACCATTTTCCCAAATGCTAATCGTCGCTTCAGAATATCCTAATCGTTCACCAAGCTCTTTTTGAGTCAGTTTACGCTCTAGCCGTTTCATTTTCAAAATGGTATTGAACTCTTTGGGTACTACATTAAATAAAATTGATTCCTCGACTCCTAACTCGTCAGCTATTCTTTTTCTAAAGCGTTCAGATGGTACCTTGCCACCCTCCCAATGGCCAATCGTATTTACTGAAACACCGAGAACCTTTCCGGCTTGGGTCTGATTCAATCTTCTTGATTTTCGCCAAATACGTAACTGTTCTGGAAAAGTCTTGTCTTCTCTATTCATCATCCACCTCAATCTTTACGACAGCTCTACCATTTGGATTTCTTCTTTGCGTGGATGCAAAAGTATAATACTTCAACATCCGTTCAGCAATACCCGTTTCTTTGCTGATTTCGGCAAGAGTACCCATGGCAATAAAGGTGTCCCCTTCGTACAACGCGTATTCACTCATTCTCCATCTCCTCGATTAGCCAGTCAAGGTTCTTGCGTGCTTTCTTCAGGTCTTCGATACCATTCTTTTCTTTGTATCGAAGTAAATACTCTACCGCACTGCACCAGCGATGTGCTTCCATCTCTGACTTACCTTTGATGAAATTCCTCGTAACGTCCTTCACTTCGAGACCATAAGTCCCGATGTAGTGGCTTGGTTTGTTTATGTTGTCAATTATTTCTGGGTTCATTATTTATCCTCCAAAAGCTCAGGGTTTTCGTAGATGTTGCCGATGATTTCTTCATGCTCAGTCCACGCATATCCTTCTCTCAAGTCTTTTAGGTATACAGCTGGCATTCCTCCAAAATACGTACCGCCATATTCTTTTTCTAAATACACTTCATGTGGACATCCTCTTGTGCATTTGATAATATCTCCGACAAAGACCTCCTTGCCGTTTTTGTCTCTCAATCCTGTTGATTGCATGATAGAGTCATAATCATCAAAATGTAACCAATCTTTTTTCTCTTCAATCCAAATGATAGGACAAGTCCAGTTTTCGTCATCTGTATCACAATTACCTACCATGACTTTGTAATTCATTTCGTTTCGCGCTTTATCCCACGCTCTAAATTTTAGTATCATCCCAAATCCTCCTCTTTTACGAAAGTTCCGTCAATCCAACGACCTTTCCGGTCTTTGATTTCTTGGTAAGCCAGTTCGAAACATTCTTCGAAACTATAACCTAGCGATTTACTGATTGATTTTAACGAATCAACGGAAAATGATAGATACATCCCACACATAGATTTATCTTCCCAGCTGTAGCACCTTTGAAAGCAGCTGATATTTTTATTTAAATCTTTAAAATGATCAGACACATCTTCTTCAAAAATCACTATAGAATCATCAAATATTCCTTGCACATCAGCTTTAACCAACAACGCCAATCCAACAATAACAACTGCACAATCTCCGATGCTGTCCTTTGTCAGTTGCTCATTCTTCTTGAGATAGCCAGCGCACAACTCACCGAATTCTTCGCTAAGTTTAAGCGACTGCTTGTCCAGCCGTCCACCGTTCTCAAGGTCACGGTCTATAAACCATTGTTTCACTTTGTCTATTGTGTTCATGATAACTCCTATCTATTTGTCAGTTTTGGTACAATTTCATTTACGATAAATAAGTAGTTTGGTGCTACAAGATACCGACCAATATTGGAAGCAAAAGCCAATATCAATGCTAGTGTAATACCAACAATTAGCTTTTTTATAGTTCCTTTAGAGTTTTTAAGGTTCTCCTTTGTAAGTTTCTCTGCATATTCAAGCTTAGTAAAACCTTCTGGAATATACCTATAACTCAAACTATCGGAATCTACCTTGATTCGAACTACTACATACACAAGAACTCCTGTTAGGATAGCACTGAGCAAAATCATAGCTATAGAGGTATTATCAAGTACATTGTACAAAGTCCATTCTCTCATAAGCTGTTCGTAAATCTGTGGTGCATTTCCTTTAAATGTTGTAAGCAAAGAACTTACTTCGTCAACTGTCATATTTAGCATTTTTGCTAAAGCTTGTAAAATATCGTCCATTATAGTAACACCTCATCCCCAACTTTCACTTTATCCCACTGCTCTCTAGTGACTACGAAAATCCCATAATCTCTGATAGTCACTGTATACAACTTCCCATGCCGTCCTTTCTCAACGACTTTACCAAACACCTCAGCGCCTGCGTTATCTGCCTTGTAGATAACCATCGGCTTCTTCTCTTCTAAATCTCGAATCCTGTCCATCTGCCAGAGGTTCAATCCAGCAGACAATAATATCCAGATAGCTATGAATCGTTTCAAGATGCGACCTCCTCAATCACTTTTCTAAAAATGTGTAACAATAATTTCTGTGGGATATTTGAACGCTCATTGTATGATTTAGAAAAATAGCGCCACTCAATATCTTGTTTGATAACGTCACTTTTTAAATTTAAGTCAATATTACTAGCAAACTTTGTAGGTTTCTGCAATGGATAATCATAATTGTTATAGCGTGTGATGTTTAAAAATGGTAATTTAAACCCCATAATATCTTCAATGTATTTCCACAAGCGCCCACTAGCAGGATTCTCAATGATAAAACACTTGGGTTTGTACCGTTTTATAATTTCAATTGTGTTAAAAGCACAAAGCTCTCCATTAATTCGTTTCATAAATTGACGAGGATACTGATAATTGATATAAGCCTTTTTGTAATCCGATTTACTCCTAATAGTAAACATACTAGGAGTTTTCTGTGGAGCAAAAAGATTATCTGATACATCTTCTTGTTTCCAGCAGGCATTTCCGCCAGACATAGCACTGGCATTACTCCAACTTTCGCAAGGTGGACTAGCTATGATTAAATCAGGTTTTGGTAATTTATCTAGTGTATCGAATAGCTTATTATCTCCAAACATACGTTTATAGTCTGCTAAATCTAAATGTATAAAATGACTATTTTTACCCTCTATATCAATCCCTATTGGATAAACATCAATATTTGTATTTTCTGTCTCGTTAAGTGTTTGAATAGCTTTTGTATACGAGCCATTACCGCTATCGAACAGTGCCCACACTATCATCACTCCACCTCCTCAATTTCAATCCCTGGGCAATCGAATACCCAGCCGAAACCAGCTTCTTCTAGTTGTTTGCGGGTGTGGTGCAAGCGAAATTCTTCGCACTCTTCGAAATTGCTTAGCATCCACGTATGGCCAAATCTAAATGTCAAATATGTATTCTCTTCGGACATACCTTTCACCTTCACAAGATACCGCTTCTCTTTCTCGACCTCGTATCCATCCAGCCATGCACGAGCGAATGTTTCTTGGTTGCCTGAGTCTTTGACGATCCAACTAAAAACGTTTTTGTTTTCTGCTTCTTCAGAACGATAGAGTGCGTGAGCTAAAGTGATTTTCTTGACTTTACAATACTCAATCCAATCCGCCACACACTGCGGAACTTTGACTTTTTGGGATTTTTTAAAATCAACTTTCGGAAGTTCAATTTTTTGCGGTTCATCAAGTTGATTAATAATTCCTTTGATATAACCAAATACACCCCAACCATGTAGTTCCAAAATCATGTCTCTTTGCTCTTCAATTTGTTTTAATGCGTCCTGCTTATTCATCTTCCAATTCCTCGTTATATTTTTCTACCAATTCATGCAACCACGTCCAAGGTTCGGTTTCTTCACTGATTGGGTCAACTTCCCTTTCTTGCAACCAAGCCGAGAAATTAACCACATTATCAATATAGATTGTGTCGTAATCACCCCAATCCCAAATAGTTAAATAAATTTCTGTTTTAGTTCCATTTTCATCTTCAACCGTTATTGAACCTTCTTCAACCCACGCTGTACCAAAACACAATTCGCAAGTGCCAGTCTGTTCTTCTTGGAAATCTGAATGGTATTCTGTCACTTTATACTTCATTCTTCCAACTCCTTTATTCTCTTCTTCCAGTTTTTCACTTTCTTTTTAAGCAAGTCACGTTCCTCTGACCTGCTAAATGCAAGTGATTTGACACACGGCTCAGATAGTTCAACTATCCTTGCCTCCGTCTGCTCGATTGTGCGTTTTAATCCGTCGATTACTGTCTGTTTGTTATATTCCATGGTTTATCCTGTTTATAAAAATCCAGCTCTTGCCCCTCATGGCTCAAAGACACAAGAGCTAGCAAATTCTTTATACGTCATTCGTCCAAGTCTGACGCATATTCTAGCTCGCTTTTAACGTGGTTCGCGGCACGTTGATTTTGTTGCTAAGTAATAGCAATCTACAGCACCATAATCAAACCTCACATCGTCTTTTCCGATGTGCTTCTGAAACCTTGGATGAGTGATAGCCGAGAAAGCCCACTGATGGTCTTTCATATGCTCAATAAGATCATCGACATTGTCAAACCTCCCAAGGAAAAACTTACAGTGCCCGTTGTAGACGAAATAAAGCTCTAACATCACTCCACCTCAACTGGATAGAAATTCCCAAATGAGCCTCTCAATGCCTTGCCAACCTGTAAGGCTGCCGCCCGAGAAACAAACCGCAAGGCTTTCTTCTCCTCTGAACATGAAATGTCCAAGCCTGTCACACCGATAATCACGGACCTCAGGAACGGCTTATCCTCTCTTGTCCCATGCTTTAAAATAAACATCAGCCACCTCCGTTCTAAAAATATTGCTTCCGCTTGTTTGTCAAATCATTAAAAACCATCAAATGGTCTTTATCCACTCCCTTCATCAGTCTAGACATGAAGGGCCTGCCATATCTTTTCTGAATGTCAGCAGAAATCAAATTCGTAGTAATGATTGTATTTGAACGCTTATTCAGGATATTGTAGAGGATAGTAAACGACCACTCGCTATCCTTCTCCATACCCAAATCATCCAAGACCAAAAACTTGGCACTCGCTATTTTATTGACCAGAAACTCTTCCTGACTAAAATCAGCTTTAATCTTCATCAGCAAGTCAGTCACGTTGATGAAAATAGCAATCTCTTTTGTATACTCAGATAAAGCCTTCACTATAGCAAAAGCCAAGTGACTCTTGCCCGTCCCAGCTTCTCCCTGAAGTACAATATTGTTCCTAGCACCCTCAGACCACTCACGACAAATCCGCTTTGCAAAAGCTAGCTTTTCAGCTTCTTTTTCGGTTGGTGTCTCAAAATTGTCCAAAGTCGCATTTTTTAAAACCTCATCATAAAGAGAGAACTTTTCTAGATAGTACTTCCTTTCTCGCTCATTCTCAGCGTTAGCCAGTTCATTCACTCTTGCTTGATTTTCCTCATGAATCCGCTCAGATTCGCACATGCGACATACAACACTATCAGTCCGCAATATCTTTATCAAAGGAATTTTGTGCTTTTCGCAAAGCTCTTTCTGTTGTTCTGTATTCCTGTGATAAGATAAGGCAATCTCCTCAAATACATTGTCTACCATGAAAGACGACCTCCACATTCCTGCCAGCTGGCCATTTCAGACAAGCAGGCAATCACTTGATGAATTGGCTGATTCGCTAAAAGAGTCTTCTTCTCATAGCTTAACGGATAAAATTCCTCTTCAAATTGCTTGATAAGTTCTAAAACCCCCATTCTTCCTTTGCCCCCTGTTCTGATTGATTTCCACGAGAAGTAGTAAATCCTCTTGACTTGTTAAAGTTTGATTGCTCTTCTTCTTGTTGTACAGTAGTCTTGATACCATTTTGCGCCCAATTCTTCAAAATACTATTTACATATCCAAAACTTCGTTTTGAATTATCAGCAGCCTTGTCAATCGCAAGTTTTACCAATTCATACTCCATATGATCAAATCTAATGTAGTCAAGTAGTTGTTCAAATTGTTTCCCATCAAGCACTCCGACACGAGATTGATAATATTCAGCAATAGAAGCAGGAGAATTGTCCTTTGCAGAATCTATCTCTTTTATATCTCTATTCTCTTTTATATCTCTATTCTCTATCTCTATCTCTATCTCTGGTGCCTGTTCGTCCGACAAATGTCCGGACGAATGTCCCAAAAGTTTTTGACCTTTTTCTAAAGCGATTTTTCGTCTATATTCACGCTTTCTATCAGCTTCAGTATTTGATGAACCAATAAAATTTTGGATATCAAGCATGTAGATGGCCCCGTTATCCAAAACCTCAATCAATCCCATCTCTTTAAATATTCCGACTGACTTTTCTACAACTGCAACTGGTTGCCTAGTAATCGTTGATAGCATCTGTACATTATAAGGTATGCGGTCATTAAACATTAATTTACCATTGTTTTTAAGACTTCTAAGATAAAGTTTTAGTAGAATGTTAGAATAAAGTATCCCGTCTGGCATGCTTTCAAGGATTGCTATATCGTCATTATCAAAAAATTGTCTCGCAATTTTAAGTAATAATATTTTTTATTATCAGACATATACTCCTCCAATCCGCACTAAGTCTTTGCCCTCCACTTCCTGCGATTCGCACGGTACTTCATCCGCATATCCTCATAGATGTACCTGCCTTCTAACTCTAGTTTTTCAAGCTTGATCAGACGATTTTGAGAGACCACATCATGATAGTCTTTTGTTAGTTTTTCAAAGTCCTTAACTATTTTTTCATAGTCCTTGGTTAATTTTTCATAGTCAGTTATGTATTCTTTGACTAATAATAGATTTTTATGATCATATTCCCAAAACCTAATAACATGTCTTGTAGCTGATCCTCTTTCTATCGCTTCTTTGATATACATAATCTGGTCATCCAGCCATTGAATCAATCTTTCCATTTCCTGAACTCCTCACTTCAAGATGTGCATTTTAGGCTCTGGTAATGCCAGAGGTTCTGGCGTAAGCCTAGATGTTCTGAACGCAAGCCTGTAGGCGGTTCGTTGTCGTAGGTGAAGCCTTTAAACTCTCGCCGAATATTCTTGCGAATTTCTTGCCATTTGTCCTCTCTACCACGTTCATAAGCATGGTTATAGCCTTGGATAATCATAGACGCAAATTCTTGCTCTTCTCGTCTTTCTTCTTCCTTGCGTTGTTCCTGTAATTTGATATGACGACAAGCTCCTGCAAATCCAATCAGCAAGGCTAAAACACCCATTAACTGGTCTAAAATCGGTGGTTCAAACATTTTTATCTCCTTATGCTCTTAATTTTCGTACTTCTTTCTCTAATTCCAAAATCTCATAAACATCATTGACATCGTACATAATATCTTTCCCTTGCTTACGAAATCTTAATCCTTTGCGTTCTAACTTCTTAATGTAGCCATGAGTGAAGCCAAATTTCTTCATCAAAGCCTGTTGATTGATTGGCATGCGATCATTCTCTAACTGCTCCTTGACCTGCTTTTCAGCAAAGGCCAGTAATTGATTTGTGAATAATTCAGCACTTTCGCCGTCCAATCGTAATTGTAACGTGATACCTTCCATTTTCTACATCCTCTCAACTATGCGGGCAAGCATTTTTGTGATATAATGGTTTTAATTATTTAAGTATGCGCCTGATTTCCGTCAGGTGCTTTTTTATCTATGAAACAAGCCACTTCAAGATATCGCCCCACGTTATTGTGTCAACATTTAATAATTGCGGATTCATATTATTAGTATCTAGGTTTAATGTTTTTACTAACTCAGGGTCTGCCTTCACAAAGGTGGACTCTTTTTCTCCTCTATACGGATATCGTCTTGGTCTCATTCCTTCCTCTTTCTTCTGGAACTCGTTGTGTCGGTACGTTTACTCCAAAGCCTTCTTTAAAATCATTGCGTAAATCTTACGCTGTTTTTCAAGGACATCTGGATTTTCATTTAAAAATCTAGCAATTGTCAAAGCTCTGTTAAAGTTCAAAACAAATTTTATTTTTTGGTCTTTGGTATATCCTTCCACCATCGGACCGAATGAGTTGTCTATACTAGCTAGTATCTCTTCATCCAAAACGACCTTTGCAGATAATAAATCGACTCTCATTTTTTCCCTTCCTACACTTCGTCAAATGAATTCAATTTCATGATTTTCATCTTTGTATTGGTGCTTGGCTCCCACGTCATCCAGTAGGCCAATGCGGCTTCTGCAAACTTTTTCGGTAGCAGGTCATAGCGACTGATATTAAAATGATCCTTAAAATCAATCTCAGCTTGTCTAAAAACTGACTGAGCGAAATTCTTATCCGCATAAGCTGGACTATCGATACCACCCAGGCAAGCCACAACCCTAGCCTTACGCTTCTTCAGGAGCGACTGAGCATAGCTTGGATGAATCGGTTGCTCGCTCTTGAGGTAGTCGATATCTTCAAGCATGGTCGCCTGTTGCTCACGCAATTTCTTCTGACCAGTAAAGAGAGCGATGAAGGCATCCTCGTCCAAGTCCTCGCGGATAAATCCGCCCTGCTTGCGAATAGCTGGCAAGACCTCTGATGTCACCCAGCGCTTGAACTCTTTAGCTTGAGGCAACTTGCTGGATAAGATAAGAGAGTAGAGACCTGATTCGTTAATGACTGTCTGATTTCTCATCTGACCTGCCGTCGCGACTTGCGACGTTAGCTTATCATCTTCATCAACATGTCGGTTAATATCTCGACTACCGTTTGGTACCCCAGAATATCCGCAACATCCTTAGCAACGAACCACGGTTCGTTATCAAATATCACTGTACGGACTTCCTGTCCGTGAAAATTAAAAATTTCGTTCATATCCTACTCTCCTAACTCAACCCAAGTTTCGTCAATTCCTAAAACGTCACAAACTCGGTTTTTTAGTTTATTACTACCTTTACCATATTTCAATAAATCTGAAATAGTAGGTTTCTTCACCCCACATGCTCGTGCGAGATGTGTTTGTGTCATTCCTTCTGTATTCAATTTATCTTTAACAAGTTGAATCCATCTTTGATGTTGTTGGCTCATTTCTGACCTCCTTTTTAAAAAATTATCTAAAAAGTTAGCGAACTACTTGACAAAATCTAAAACTAGTTTTAGAATAAAGACATAGAGAAAAGACCTACTAAAGTAAGTTTTACCTATAGAAAACGGACGCCAATCAGTTTTGTAAGGCTTTATTTTTTAGTTGTCTAGTTCGCTAACTCTTTAGCTTACGAATACTATTTTAAAACTAGTTTTAGATTTTGTCAACAGTTTTTATAATTAATTTTAAAATATTTTTTTCGTAGTGCTTAGAAAGGTTGATAAAACAATGTTCTTAGCATTCGATAGAATCAAAGAATTGGCTGATAAACAGAAAATTTCTTTAAACATTCTAGAAGAAAAATTAGGATACAGCACAAATTATCTTTATAGTCTGAAAAAAGGTAACCCAAAATCTGATAGATTACAAGAAATAGCAGATTATTTTGGTGTTAGTACAGACTACTTACTAGGCCGTACTGAAAATCCTAATCTTGCCGATGATACAAAAGAATACATATGGCAGGGCAAAGTTCTAAATGTTGAAGAAATGGCATCTAATGTCATGATGTTTGGTGGTCGAGAATTAACAGATGAAAAGAAGAAAATCATCCAGTCTATCATTGAAGGTTATCTCAAAGAAGCTGGTGATTAGAGGTACTGCTTAGTGACCGAAAAAGAAATTATAAGTCATTTTCAGGTTCGCATTGTCGATTTTGACGGTGAGCTAATACCTGATGAACTTGGATTTTACGAAAAAGAAACCAATACAGCTTTCTTGTCTAATAAACTCAGCAAAAAAGAGAGAGTTAAGGTACTACTGCATGAACTCGGACACAAAGACCACACACGCTCAGAGTACCAGAACGCTCGCCTACGCTGTGAAAACGAAGCTGATAGAAATATGATCCATCATCTCGTAAAAGACGCACTAGAAAGCTTAGATGACCCTACAGAGTTTGATTACCTCAAATTCATGTCCTACTACAATCTAAAAACCATGACAAATGAAATCATGGTAAAAGAGGAATATAAGTCACTAGTTGGATAAAGGAGAAAGTTATGAAAATAGGAATGAGAAAACCAAGTCTGACCAGAAGTTTAAAAGCTAGAACGACTAGCAAATGGAAAAGACAAGCCAAAAAAGCCATTATCCCTGGCTATGGTAAGAAAGGGATGGGGTGGGTTAAAAATCCAAAGAAAGCTATGTATAACAAGGTCTACCACAAGACAACATTTGGACTATCGGATTTGTTTAAACCATCTAAAAAAAGGGCGAAAAATAACAAACAACCTCTACAATATGATTCTTCAAGACAACACACATCTAATAAGAATAAGCGAGGTTCATTTATTTTTCTAATTGTCTCTTTAATCTTATTATTCATAGTTCCTCCTTTGGGTGTGCTTCTTCTACTTGTTAACTTTTTCGTTTTTATTATTAAATATTTTTCAAGTAAGAAACGAAAAGTCACTTCTAGCAATCCATCTGTAGATAAAATTATTTTCCATGAAGATTTCTTGTTGATGGGAACAAATTATCATAAAGAAGAAGCTGAGATTGCTGCTGATTTTCTTTCTGAAGGTGTTCACTATTTCGGAAAAGATAACAAGAGTTTAAAATCTTATATGCTGGAAACATATAAACCAGTTTATAAATACAATAAATTAAAAACAGTAGATGTTCATCTACTGCCTGAGCCATCAAATCCTCACGACCAAAACGCTATTCAAGTTTTAGTAAATAATATTTTTGTTGGATATATACCAGCTTCAATTGCGGCACAAATTTCAACTTACATAGCTAATCCGAACTACAGATATGATTCAATTCTTACAGGTAGAGGTGGACCTTATAAAACACTTAATATTGAAACCGAGCGAGTCATTTCTCGAGAAAGTGAGCTAACTTATTACTTAGATTTAACAGTATGGCATCTAGCTGAAAAATAAAAAAATCCCCACACTCTCCATCGCCAAACTCTGAGTGTGAGGATTCAACTTTCCATGTGACAAGCAATGGAAAAGATGATAAAAAAATACAACTATAGTTTATCATAAGTTCTACACCTTTTCAACTATGCGGGCAAGCAATCGAAAAGAAAGGACATTTTATGATAAAAAAATACATTACAAAAAAAGGAGAGACTAGATATCTCTTTCAAACATACCTGGGCATAGACCCTGCTACTGGAAAAGAAAAACGGACAACACGCCGTGGTTTTAAAACCATTAAAGAGGCAAAGGTTGCCGAACGTGACCTTCTCTTAGATGTTGAAGAGAATGGTTTTTCAAATAATGGAGATTTCCAGAACCCTACATTTGCTGAAGTCGCTGATTTGTGGCTTGATAGCTATAAGAGCACTGTAAAACCAACAACTTATCAGAATACTAAGAAGAAACTTGATGTTATGATTGACTCATATTTTACAGATATGAAGATTCAACAGATCAGTGTAGCTTATTGTCAGAAGGTTGCTATCAAGTTAAGTAATCGCTATATCCTATATGCCAATTACTACTCTGTAATCAGTCGTATTTTCAAGTATGCCACCTCTATTGACATCATTAAGTCAAATCCTTTAGACAAGATTATCAAGCCTAAAAATAGGCCATTAAAGGGCAAAGAAAACTACTATACAAAACAGGAACTAACCGAGTTCCTTAAAGTTTACAAAGCAAATTGCAAACCAGTAGACTACACTTTTTTCCATTTACTCGCTTTTTCAGGATTGAGAACTGGAGAAGCTATCGGACTCATGTGGTCAGATGTTGACTTTGAAAATAAACGGTTAAGCATTTCTCGCACGGCTGTCGTGATTGGTAAAAAACAAACTGTCCAGGATCCTAAAACCAAAAGGAGTAAGAGGGTTATCACATTAGATGATGAAACTCTGAGTGTATTGAAAGTCTGGAAACGACAGCAAATAAAAGAATATTTCCAAGTTGGTAAAGCATACCAACATGATTCGAATTATATCTTTACGAATAATAGCGGTGGATGGCTTTTAGCTGCAACTATGAAAGTGAAACTTAGCAGATTCTTTCGTAAACACAATAAGCTTAAAAAAATTTCGCCTCACGGATTTAGGCATACACATGCTTCTCTCCTTTTTGAAGCTGGTGTTGCAGCAAAAATTATTTCAGATAGACTCGGTCACAATAATGTTCAAATCACTCTTGATATGTATACCCACATCAATGATAATCAACGTGTTGAAGTAGTTGACCAGCTCATGGATTTCATCCGCTCCAGCTAAAAGTAAAGTCGTATTCAATATCGTATTCACTTTTGGTTAACACGCTAGACGTCCACTGTTTTCAAAGGATTAGCAAGCTATGTACTATTTATGGTATAAA